ACCTACGCTCAGATCATGGGCGAAGTGTATTGCTTCGTCGTTTGGGATGAAGAAAAGGGCGACCTAAGCCCAGCTTATGTTGAAGCTAAGAAGCGATCCAAAGAAGGTCGCATTCCTATGCTCGATGAGAATGGGCAGCAGATAAAAGATCCAAGCGGTAACCCCATCTTTGTCGATAAAGCAGTCCGTATCGGTGATGTAGATTACAAGATCGTTCTCCCAACAGATGTACTGCTCCAGAAGAAAAAGAAGTGGGATGATGTGGACTATTGCTTCCAAGTGGAAGCCATTTCTACAGATGCACTTCGGATCAAGTATCCTGAAAAAGCTGCATTCATTAAGGACCAAGACGTTCAGGTCTACAACTATGAGAAGATGCAGCTTGAGAGCACCAAGCGGGAAGCTCTGGTCTACACCTTCTGGCATAGGCGTTCGCCTCAAATGGATAAGGGCCGTAAGATCATTTTTACTGGCGATACCATCCTAGAGAATACGGAATACCCTTTCAGTCACTCGCAGCTCCCCTGCATCCGGTTCACTGACCAAGACTTGCCCGGTGAGCTTCACGGGATGTCCTTTTACGAGCAGATCAAGGGCTTGACCGGGACCTATAACAACCTGACCAACATGCTCATTCGGAACATCGTCATGGTTAGCCATCCTAAGTGGATGGTTCCTGCTGGCTCTGTTGCGCTTGATCGGCTGGGTAATGACATTACGATTGTTCAGTACAAAGGCCCGCAGCCTCCAGTTCTGGCTACCGCTCAAAGCGTACCTGCTGACGTGTTCTCCTTCCGCGATAAGCTTAAAGAAGAGTTCCAACAGATCAGCGGAGTATTCGGAGTATCCCGTGGTGAGCCGCCTCCTGGCATTAAAGCAGGCGTAGCCCTTCAGTTCCTCTCTGAGCAAGAGAGTGAGCGGTACAATGAACTCGTTCTCAAGTGGAACGAAATGATTAGGCAGATAGCAGAGATGACCATTGCAGTGGCTGGTGACTACTATGACCAGTCTGATAGGCGCATGGTCCGTATCCTTGGCAAAAACAACGAGTATATGACCGAGTTTTTCAAGGTCAGCTCGCTTGAGAAGGATTACGATATTCGAGTGCAGAATAGCTCTGCCCTGCCAAAAAGCGTTGCAGCCCGTACTCAGACGCTGCTCGATCTTTCTGAGCGCTTTCCAGACCAGTTTACCGGTGAGCAGGTCATTGAGATGCTGGACCTCGCTCAAAGCGATAAGTTCACCGATGCGGCGACCGTTTCTGTCCGTACCGCTGAAGCTGAGAATGAGAAGCTCTATGAGGTCGAAGAGCCAGAAGACATGGCTCCGGCTGACTTTGAGAACCATATCCTGCACTGGAAGATTCATACCCGTCAGATGCAGGAGTTCAGGTTTAAGTATAAGACTAGCCCAGCTATTCAAGAGCGCTTCAAAGATCACGTCACCGCTCATGAGATGCTGATGGTCGAGCAAGCTAAGCGTTCTCCAGGCTTTGCCGAACAGCTTGCCCAGCTTACCATGTTCCCTATGTTTTTCGTTCCTCCTGCTCCTCCGGCAATGCCTCCAGAGATGCCAATGCCAGCAGAAGCTCAACCAGTATCGGAAGGAATGGCTCCGATGCCCGGACTTCCAGTAAACCCTATGGTCGGCGGGGAACCTCAACAGCCGACTCTTGAACCTCAACTCCCGATGGAAGCTCAACAGGCTGGCGGAATGATGCCTCCGGTAGAGCCAACTAAGGGCATTTAAGACAAGGATAATAATGGAAACTAATGCCGCTCCGTTTTCTAGTGAATCATCCCCTTCAACTTCTGCAGAGCCTATCGTCTTGGGAGGGGGGGAGTCCCCTGCTTCTTGGGATGAACTGGAGTCTGTAACCAGAAGACCCAAAGCCGAACCCCAAAAAGAGCCTAAAGCTGAACCAAAAGAGTCAGCTAAGAAGCCTAAAGAGGAGAAGGAAGAGACGAAGGAAGCCGAACCTTCTAAAGGAAAAGAGGCTAAGGGGGTTGAAAAGCCTGACAGCCCTGCCAAACTATATAAGTTGAAGAGTGGTGAAACAGAGTTCGATGTAGCTGCAGACGCTCTCGTCCCCGTCAAGATTGACGGTAAAGTCGTGGAAGTCCCGCTACAGGAAGCGATCAATCGCTACTCGCAGCAGAGCCATCTGGATAAGATTTACAAGACTTTCAAGACCGAAAAAGAAGGTTTTGAAAAGGAGCGTAAAGGTATCTCTGAGGCTCTGAATAAATCCTATGACTATCTCGTGAACCAGAAAGACCTTCGGGGCTTCTTGGACTACCTCGGGGAAGCCATGGGCGTAGACTCTAATGCTCTTTATCAAGATGCGGTTGGAAACATCCGTCAGCAAGTTGAAGAGTATCAGACGATGAGTCCCGAAGAACGGAAGTTTCGGGAAGTAGAAGCTGAGAATGCTTACTATAGAAAGCGCATGGATGCGCAGAAGCAGACTCAAGAGGCCGCTAAATCTAGGGCTGCCCTAGAAAGCAAGGTGCAGAGCGTGATGGAAAGTCACGGGATGGACCAGCCTGCATTAGTAAAAGCATGGGACGATCTTATAAAGATGGGTCATAGCGCTGAAGAGATTACTCCGGAGTTTCTCGGAACCTATTACTCAAACACTAAGAAGATCGATCTCATTGAAAGTAAACTTCAGGAGCTTAATCCTGAATTAGCTTCCGATGCGAAAACTGTAGAGCAGTTGGCTACCTATGCAATCCAAACCGAAGCTAGCGAAGCGGAGATTGCAGAAGTAATCGCTCAACTCTACGGAGAAACTCCAGAGCGGAAGCTGTCTAAAAAGATTGAGAAAAACATGAAGTCTAATCGGCAAGGCGGCTCAAAGGCCGTCAAAAACGCTGGCTCTGACCCATTGTTTTTTGACGACATTTAACAAATAAACTGGAGGGCCTATGGCTCAATTTAACCTAACGACCGCGTCGAACTTGTTTAAAATTAAGTACGGTAAATAGCTTGCCGCCCTGCTTAGAAATAGGCAGGTGAAAAGGGGCGTGTATCGGTGAACCCTGAAATGGGAATACCGAGGGCCAGATCCAGGAAGGATCGGTTCGTAACGCATAGGAGACTAGATTCTCCCAAGAGCCGCCCCCACCTAAAAACAGGTGAAAATGTATGCTGAACTTACGGGAATAAAACTGTAAGAAGTTAGGGATAAAAAGCCCTAGCGATAACAACTGAAGCTTAGTGAGAACACCTACAACTCTGCTAACGTGCTCCTTGGTCGCGTGAAGAAAGACTTCAACTTCACCGGTAAGCGTATGGACATTGCTGTTCCCACCTCTTTCGCTGGCGGCGTGGGTTCGGGATCACTCCCGACCCCTAACTACGCAGCAGTGCAAGATGCAGTCATCACCTCGAAGAAGATGTACTCGGTCATTCAAATTGACCGTGAAGCCATCAAAGCTTCGAGCCAGAATGAAGGCGCTTTCGTTGAGCTGACCAAGTACAGCGTTCAAAAAGGCGTTGAATCCTGGATGCGTAACATGAGCCGTGCATTATTCAATGACGGATCGGGCGCTCTTGGGACGATCGCTGCTGGCGGTGTCTCTGGTGCAGGTCCTTGGACTGTCGTCATTTCTGACGCTACCTGGAAAGAAGCTAACTTCGAAGAAAAGGACTATGTAAACCTTGCTTCGTCTTCGGCTGTCTTTGAAATCACTTCAGTGGTCCCATCGACTAAAACAGTAGAATTGACGGCTGTGTCTGGCTCTTACACACCACTTGCTGCTGATGTCATCTACATGCAGAACTCGAAGCTCAATGACCCAAGCGGTCTTAAAGGCGTCTTGGATGCAACCTCTGGCTCGCTCTACGGTGTAACCGTAGGTCGTCGATGGCAGGCAGGCGCTCAAGTCGCTGCTGGTGGAGCAGGTCTCACGACCGACCTCATGAACCAGACCATGCTCGAGATTCAGCGTAAGAGCGGCAAGGTGCCTAACCTGATCCTCTGCTCGTTCACTCAATACCGTAAGCTCTTGAACGTACTCGAAGACCAGAAGCAATACATTGTCGAGCCTCGCTCTCCAGAGCTTGTCGGCAAGGTCTCGTTCCGTGGCGTCGAGTTCATGTCGTCCGCTGGTCCAGTGGCCGTCATTCCAGAGCGTTTCATTGAAGATGACCGCATGTATCTTTTGAATGACAATTATCTGCAAATCCACCATCGCCCTGACTTCGGCTGGTTTGACGATGATGGATCGGTCTTCCTTCGTACGGCTTCTTCGGATGCTTACGAAGCTCGTTTCGGCGGATACTTGGAAGCTTACATTGTGCCTAGCTTCCACGGTGTCATCAGCGGATTGGCTATCTAATCTGCTGCAGTAGTATCGGGGGGCTGGGGTTGTCTCAGCCTCCCTTTTTAACCCGAGTTTAACCGGAGGTTTCTCATGCTTCGTTCAATCAAGTCCCCACAACGTCTTCCTCGTCAGCTCCATTTCAAAGTCGATGGAACCGGAACGGCTTCTATCGTTATTGGATCTCGTGATGCTGCTTTGACTGATGACGGCACCGGCCTTTACACCCTCACTTTTTCGAGACCGTTTGCCCGTCCCCCGGTCGTAGTGTGTACTAATATCTCTGCTTCGGTTCGCCTGTTCCGCGTCGTGTCGGCTACTGCGACTGCCTGCCAGATCGCTGTCTTTGATGCTTCTGGCGTAGACCAAGATGCAGACTTCTTCTGTATCGTCCAAGGTTTTGACGCAGCAGACGAGTACTAAAAGCTAGTCAGGCCCGGTAGCTCAACGGTAGAGTTTCTTACAGATGCGGCATCTGAAAGAGGTTATGGGTTCGAGTCCCATCCGGGCCGCCTTTAGGGGGATATATGGCGTCAGTAGCAAAAGCGATAGCTCAATCAGGATCAATCAGCGGAGCAAGCGGAACGTCTGCAGTTCTCTCTCTTGAAGCATTAACAACGGATTTAATCCCTACCGTCCAGGTATCCGCTCTGGGAGCTGGTACTGCTCTAGCGGTTACTATGCAGCATTCTCCAGACGGAGTTTACTGGGATGATGTAGTGGCTCTTGAGAATGTTTCAGGTGGAGCATCTCTAGCTGCTGCTGGCATCCTTCTGAAACAGATTTCAAACACGACACCGGTTTATGGCAACGTCAGATTCTCATGGACCCTGACGGCTGGAACTACGACGGCAACGGCTATCTTCTCGGTTTATTACGATAAGAGGCGTTAATGTCCAAGGTTGACCTTTACCCTACGCAAAACTCATCACCGAGCGCAGCACAAGTTCAGACTGGTACTGTAATCGGTAATAAGGTCGCTGCTGACGTTAATCTCTTGGGTGGAACGGTCACGGGGACTTTTGAGCCTACTGGACTTAGCACGAACGTAAAGACTTCTGTCATGATTGTGACCGACGTTCCAGCACTTGTGACCCCAAGTCCTTTGGCAGACCGTAACGCTATGTCGATTCGAGTTTGGGGAGATCAAACCGTTTATTTCGGTGAGGATATTACAGTTTCATCGACCAACGGTTATCCTAAAACCACGCTGGAAGAACTGGCTTTAGACATTAAAGAGAATCCAGCGATGGAAATTTGGGCAGTATGTGAAGCAGGTAAAACTTCAGAACTGAGAGTATTGGAGCTGGCCTGATGGCATTTGTATCGTCGACCTTTGCACCTTATGTTCCACCGCTTAAAGATCGGATTTTAATGGCGCAAGATCGAATAACGACGATAAATTATAGCCAAGCGGGAACGTGCGAAGAGATTATCACTTCAATCGAGTACACTGCTGCGTCGATTAGTCCGACTGCGAAAGCTACTAAAGCTTTCACTTACTCGGACACGACATTCAGATACGTGATTTCGGCGGTTAACTGGACAGTAGTCCCATAAGGAGAATGAAATGAAACTGTTAGACACAGAACTACTGGCCGACGTGGTGTCAGTATATGACCAGACAAAAACAACGATCCAGGGCAACATTGAAAACAAAACCTTCAACAGCGTGCCCGTCCTTGGTTCGCCTGTAACTAAATTTATCGACGTAGTTACAGACTCAGGTATCCCACAAAACGGATTTACCTTCTGCACGACAAACAACCGACTCTTTATCATCGGAGCGGCTATCGGTTCGACCGCGCCGACCATCGCACAACATCCGATTCTGCTATATAGTTTTGATTTAGCTACCGGAGCCTCAAGTTACGTCGGAAGGATTGTCGTTCAGCTCCCGGTTTCAGCATTAATACCGCATGTTTTCCGCTCGATCAAAGTGATCGATAACCCAACTACTACGGGCTGGAAGATTTACCTGACTACATCTCAGACATTTACGCAGTCTGGTCAATTCCTGGTAAACAACATCGGCCAGTCTGACTTTGTGCAGGGCGTTTCACCCCCTCCGATTCAATATCCGATCGCTGCGGGAACCGATCAAAAAGCTGTTTTCCACCTCGGCCAAACTGCAATTTCAAACAACCTGTCAGGTAATCCTACGCTTGGAACTCCTGTAACGTTCAACGTTGCAGGACATACCTACGTTAACGGGGATCAATGCTATATCAGCTCGCAGGCAGGACCTGCGTGGTCGGCATCGACTTTCGTCGTCAACACCCGCTACTTCGTCGTCAACTCTGGAGTGGGGACATTCCAGCTATCTGCTACATTCGGTGGCGCTCCTATCGCAGCAGCAGTAGGACCGACTTCGGTCGTCATCAATCAAATCAATACAGAAATCGAGCCAGCAGGTGCGGTCCTCGATTTTGCAGCAAACCGACTGTATACGCACACTGGGCTTTCGACAGCTCATCAGTATTTCGTGCGAAACACGTCAGTAGCTCCCGTTTATGCGGCTGATTCTGGGGTGACGATTACCGCTGCGGCTCCTGGTAAAGTTCAAATCGTCGGCCATGGATACAAGATAAACGATACCGTCATGCTCCTGTCTGGAACAGTGCCTGGTGGTCTAGCTCTCGCGACGGTTTACTTTGTAGTTAACCCATCCGCTAACGATTTCGAATTGAGCGCAACGGCTGGTGGTACGGGTATTACGACTTCAACAGCGGGTCTCGTAACTATCGGGCGTGCGTGGGGATATACTAACTCGCAGTGGGTGCATCGGACGAGCATTCTGCCCGCATTGAGCGGGACGCTTCTTTTGACCGATTCGGAAAACCAAGCAACTCCCGTTGATGCGCCAGTGAACGGAGGAATTCTAAACGGCAATTCGTGCGCATTTTTTGCAACCAACAACAATATGTACCTGGGCCTTCTCTCGGAGCTAACGGCTGGAGCTACCACTTGGCCAAGCCTGACGACCTCAAACTATCTGGGGGCGATTGGACAATATGTTGTGCCGGCCGCAATTAATGCGTCCTGGTCAAACTCGGTTGATCAAGCAATCGTCGCGCTGAACACCGTTAAGTTTTTGACGAAAAAAGTCATTAACAACCAGATTGATACGGTTTTCGGTCAGATGGGCATTCGCCAATATGAGGCGGTAAACCCACAAGGCGTCGAGATGGAATTCCTTGGTCAACCTCAGGGTTTTTCGAACCAATTCGGCTGGCTGTTTTCAGTGGGTCCAGCATCGGTAACGGGTCAACGTGGCGTCATTGCGATGGATCTGAAATCAGACATCGCTTGCACAACTTCTTATATCGTCACCAAAGTTTTGGACTTCGTACCGACGACCACAATCAAGCGTTTGAAGGCGACGGTTGAAAACAGAGATCCGGGTTCCCAGCTTGTCGTGTTCTACCGCACGTCAGGCTTTGGCAGCATTTCGGGTGGATGGGTAATGATTAACCCAGACGAAGTTCAAGCCATCGGGTCAGTGTCTCAGATTCAATTCAAGCTCGGCGTCGCGGTTCAGTGCATTGGAAAATCAACCCCTCTGCAGGTCTCATCTTTTGCGGTTGGTTATGACTCTCTAGAAGAGATGTCCGATTACTGGGAATACTCTTACGACGATTCAAGCGTGGGAAGCCCGACCCGTTGCGGTTTCCGGTTGCGAGATACGTACCCAGTAGCAGTGCCGAGCGCATTGACTTTCAGGGCATTCGATCTTTCAAACAACTTGCTAGTTTCTGAGAGCATTACGGCGGCTCCTACAAAATTCCAATACTCAACCGATGGCGGAACCACGTGGTTAGCATTGGGAACGGTACCGAACACGATTGGAACATTGATTCGGTATACCTTTACCTCACCTCCTGGCGTCGATATCAGACCAAGCCTGAGAGACTCTTAAGGAGTAAGAAATGAGCAACCAACTAATACAGAGCGGAACAGTCGTTCAGAGTACGTCACTTGCGTCAATCTGGGGCAACCAACTTGTCACTGGTGGCGTAAAGCAAGAATCAAGTCAGGCGTGCATTGTCGATCTGATTCCGCCTGTATTCGGGGGTATTTCATTTTTAGGGTTAGGGGTTTTAGGTCAGTTTCAGGTGCAGTATTCAGCGGGCCTAGACCCCTCAACCCCGGTAAGATACGAGATTTACATTCAAGCCGGAACTGCGACTGGGCTTTTTAACCTGATCAATGTCGCGCTTGTGACGCAATCGTTGACTACCGATCTTTTCGCGCTTGCTGACGGGTCACTTCTAGTGCCAGCGACAACCTACTTTGTGGGCGTTCGAGCAGTCGATGCGGTGGGTAACAGAGATTCAAACCTAGTTTCTCTTTCGCTAGTAAGCCCAGGCATTACAGGCGCAAATATCGCTACGATCTCTGGCATGTTCGCGGTCGATGACACGAATGATTTTATCGGCAGCTTCTGGGTCGCTGACTCGCTAGGGACGATTACTAACCCTCTCAGGCTCGGGACTGCATCTTTTATCGTGTACGACAATAACGGTAACGCTGTCCCAGGGTTTACGCAAAGTGGGATTATTCCAGATATCAATGGGTTCTTTGAAATTACACCGATACCCTCGGTTTTAGATTTCGAGCACAACTTCTACGCTGCGAAAGTTACGATTGCAGTGGACGGGGTACCGATCACCTACACACTTCCTGTCACGCAACAGCCGGTACTCCCTCAATACGAGACAAGGGCGGTCTTCTCAATCAGCCCGATTAATCAATTACAGGGGACCTTTTGGGTCATCAACAATACGGGCCAAGTGATTGATGATCTCGGACCAGCCTCTTTCACTATTCGCGACGTAAACGGAGCACTAATCGGGATAGCTCAAAGCGGGCTTGTCGCTGACGTGAACGGATTCTATAAAATGACACCGGTCAGTGCTTCGCCTTTAACGTCGCTCACGCACTACACGGTAGCGATCGAAATCGAGGCACACGGAGGCCCTAGGACTGGCTGCGTCGGATTGAGCATAGCGGAGTAATCGAATGGCACTCAGACGGACTCAGATGCTAACGTCGACGAATTACTGGCAGGAGGTAAAGCTTTCCTTTAATTCGCCGTTAGCTGTAGCGCCTGGGACTGTTATCTGCACGCGGCTCGAGACTCAAACTAAGCCCATTGAGATGCAGCTATGGGCACAGTTTTCTGAGGCTATGGATAACATTAACGTCATTGCATACCTGCAGAGGGTGCCAGGACGAATTATCCCGGCTGGATCTTGTACGTTTTCCCTGACTGAGTTTTCAGGCGATGGGACATGGACGCCTGTTAATAACGATTCTGTAGTCGGAACACAGGATTCCATGGAGCGATGGGTGGGGGTTATTCCTGCTTCTGATGTCATTACGAATATCTGTATGGGTAAAAGCACGATTAGAGTTAAGGCGGTTATTCAGCGTGCTGGTAAAACTTATTCAAAGGATATTTACGTCAATCATCTTGGAATTGGAGAGGCTATGGGCTTCTTCAGGACTAGAATTTTACAGATAGAGACTGGTAAAAAAGACGAGTAGACCGCAAACTAGATTAAACCACGAAGATCCCGCTTAAGCAGGGGGAGGGAGTAGAGAATGAGTTCGCAAAAAGGTTATCCAACGCAGGAAAAGGACGATAGGCTCTCGGCGCAGTTTCAAACGATTGAGCCAGTCCGTGAACTTCAATACGGCTCGACGGTTGTAGCGCATCAGTTCGTTTACGAAGTAGGCGCTGATGCTGCTGAAGCAGGATCTAGCTCATCTGTTATCGTAGCAACTGGTCACTCTGCCTTGAAGGGCGATGTCATCCGACTGACTTCGGGCGCTCTCTCTGGACGTGAAGTGAAGGTCTGGGAAGTAGCGACTAACTCCATTACCCTGGCTGAAACGCTGCCTTCTGCTGTAGCTGCGGCTGTAACCTTTCAGATCCTGAGACACAAATATCCAGTAGTTGACTCGACCGGAGCTGTAAATATCACTGGGTCGATTTCATTTTCTGAAGAAGCGACGGCTGCTGACGGTGGCGCACTTCCAGCTCTTGTAAAGGTTGTCGGTGGATACGACGGTTCAGCGGTTCAGGTCATTAAGACCGACGCTGCTGGTGAACTTCAGGTTGACGTTCTTTCGTCTGCCTTGCCATCCGGTGCTGCTACTTCTGCAGCTCAGACTGACGGGTCTCAAAAGACTCAGATCGTCGACGGCTCTGGGAATGTCATCAGCTCAACGTCCAATGCTCTCGACGTTAACCTGAAAAGCCCCATTACGGTCGATGTCTCGCTCTCACAAGCCAATGACTCGGTAGCAGTCTTTGGAAGTGACGGAGCAACCAATAGAGCACTCAAAACGGATTCGTCCGGAGAGCTTCAGATTGACGTGCTTTCGAGTGCATTGCCATCTGGAGCTGCAACGGCTGCTAAACAGCCAGCTCTAGGAACGGCTGGAACGGCTTCCGCTGATGTGATTACCGTGCAAGGTATCGCATCCATGACCGCTTTGAAGGTCGATGGATCAGCGGTAACTCAGCCGATCTCAGCGGCTTCTCTTCCACTTCCTTCTGGCGCAGCGACTAGCGCAGCTCAGACCGATGGAACGCAAAAGAGTCAGATCGTAGACGCGGCTGGTGGAGTGATTACTTCGACCACTACGGGTCCGGTTAAAGCACTCGACGTCAACGTAGCTGTAGCTGCTACAAGCCCCGGCAATGACGTGTTTGCGACTCAAATGGTAGGTACGCGGTACAACCAGATCGAAGTGAACTTTGAGACTGCTCCTGGCGCAACGTACATTACTCAAACCTTTTCAGGCGGTGGGGCAGTAACTCACACTAACGGCCATGCTCTTTACGCAACCGGAACGGCTCTAAGCGCACAAGCTAAAGCGGTATCGGTCGGGACTGTCATCTACCGTCCGGGCAACGAAATTTACGGGTATTTTACGGCTGCTTTCACGGCTCCTACTTCAGCGGCGTCCCATCAGCGTATTGGTCTCTACGATACTAACAACGGTTTCTATATCGGGTACGAAGGAACAAGCTTTGGCGTTACGGTTCGCAGCGGTGGGTCTGACTCATCGGTTCCACGCGCATCGTTTAACGGCGACCTTTTGACGGGTGCCGCTAGTTCCAAGTTCACTCGCAACGGTACTCCTGAAGCGATTAACCTCGCATTTAGTAACCTTTTCCGCATTCGTTTTGGATGGCTTGGATCAGGCTCAATCCTGTTCGACGTGTTTAGCCCTGATGGAGTGTGGGTCAACTTCCATACGATCAAACAGCCTAACAGCTCTTTGAATCCTTCGATCCAAAACCCTAACCTTCCTATGACAATCGACGTCCAGAAGAGCGCTTCTGACGCGACTAACCTCATAATGGCCACGGCTTGCTGGGCTGGTGGAACGGCTTCTGCCTACACTAAGATCACTGACGTTCTGACTGATAACTCTTTAGCTGGACTTACACGTTCAGTCATCACTGGCGTCACGACTGGCGGCGGAGGCGGATACGTCAACGTGAAGGTCAATCCATCGGGAGCACTTGTTGCTGATGTCACTGGTACGGTCGCTGTATCTGCTATCTCGGGCGCACTCCCAAGCGGTACGAACACGATCGGTAAGGTCGATGTTAACACCCTGTCGGTTATTGACCTTCTTGATGCCGGTATTTTAGATACTAGCTCGACCAACATCGCTGGAAGCGCATCAAGCCCGACAGAAGTCGTGGCTTCTACTGCTGCGGCTACGAAAAAACTTCAGCTCCTCGATACGACAGGAGCTTTCATTGGTGTTTACACTGGAGCAGCTCTTTCTGAGGTGCTTCAGTTCGTAATGGGTCCAGGATCAGACCAGACGATTGAACATTCAATCCCTGCTGCAACTCGGATCAGTTTGAAACGTCTTGATTCAACTACGGCTGTATCGAGTGGAATTGTGGCAATTAACTTCATCGGTTGATGAACTAGGAGACTACTTAAATGCCAGCGAGTATATTTGCAGGAAGTAAGGTCAAAACACTGAAAGATACTCTGACCCTTAACGGGAAGTCAGATATCATCAGCTCAACGGTTGATCCTACTGCTTCGGCGGTTGACGCGCCTATCGGATCGCTATTGATTAACCAAACGAGCGGTAAGCTGTATCGAAAGCTCGATGCAGGAAGCTCGGTTAATTGGGAAGAAGTCGGTTCAGGTACCGGCGGAATTAACTATATCCTGAATCCTTCTGCGGAAGTGAATACGACCGGATGGTCTACCTACGCTGATGCGGCTGGTGCTGCTCCTGTAGATGGAACTGGAGGCAGCCCTAACGTCACTTGGACGCGCTCGACTAGTTCGCCTCTTCGTGGAGTAGCAGATTTCAACTTCGCTAAAGACGCAGCTAACCGCCAAGGCCAAGGCGTGAGCGTTGATTTCACAATCGATGAAGCGGATAAAGCTAAGGTTCTTTCCGTCACGTTTGACTACGAAGTCTTGTCAGGCACTTATGCAGATGCAGACCTCACAGTTTATCTAATCGCGGACCCTACGGGCACGCCTGTAGTGATTCAGCCCGCTGGATACACTGTGCAAGCTGCAACGGTCGGAACGACCATGCGCCAGATCGCGACCTTCCAGACTCAAGCGACTGGCTTAAGCTACAGACTTTGCTTCCACGTCGCCTCTACTAGCGCGTCTGCTTACACGCTCGCAGTGGATAACGTGGTGGTAGGACCGCAACAGACTGTTTACGGTTCGCCTGTTACGGACTGGGTTAGCTACACTCCTGTCATGACTGGTGGCACGGCATCGGCAATCTCTGGTAGGTGGAGAAGAGTTGGTGATTCTATTCACGCTCGCGTGGTTGCAACCCTTTCGGCTGGTGGAATTTATACGATATCGGCCCCATTCCCTACAGAGTCTTCTAAGTTTCCAAACAACGCAATTAACATCATATATGGTACGGCAACATACTACGACTCTTCTGGAAACGTATCTTATAGCGGAGGACCATATTTCTCTTCTTCGACTACGGTTAGATTTTATGGACCAGCCAATACTGAGTGGAGCGCGACCACTCCTGTAGCTTTTGGTGTGGGTGACATAATCAGCGTTGATATCGTCTATCCAGCAGCTGGCCTTAGCTCTTCAGTACAAATGAGCCAAGACACAGACACGCGGGTTATTGCCGCGAGTGTTTATCGCTCTGTGGCTAATCAATCTGTATCGGGTTCCTCAGATGTAAAAATTCAATGGAACGGCAAAAACAACGACTCAACTGCAAGTTTCGATAGTACGACAAACTATCGTTGGACTAATCCAGTCAGCGGAATAATTAAGGGCAGCGGCTTTATTGGAATTAACGCTACAGCGGCCAGTGCGGTTATTCTTGTGAATTTGTACAAGAACGGGTCACCAGTTAAGACAATCGGATTGATGAGCAGTAGTGCATCTACGTCGACATCTATCCCGTTTTCATTTCAAATCGCATTGAACGCTGGTGATTACTTGGAGATGTACGTCAATCCAAGTGGTCAGACGATTGCTATTCAAGGCGACTCTACAATTTATAACGGATCGCAATGGAATATCGAACGCCTCTCCGGCCCCGCTACGATCGCGGCTAGTGAAACGGTCGCGGCGCGGTATTACACAACAGCAGGAAATCCAGTCACAAATAACGCCGTTAATTATATCGACTTCGCAACAAAAGATTATGACACCCATGGCATGGCTTCTGGAACCGGAAGTGGAAACGTCCTAGTAACCAATACAGGGTTTAAGGTGACCATTCCTATTTCTGGAAAATATGCTATCTCCGTTTCTACAATATCAGCAACAGGCGGAGGGTGGGCAGTAAATGAAATCTGGGAAACTGGAGTAATGAGAAACGGGTCAGATATTCAGATGGGACTAAATGCCTCCCAAGCAACTCATAATACATACATGTCTTCACATTTATATATCGTGGCTAATCTTATCGCTGGGGATAGAATAGAGCCAAGATTGTTCCAAAATTCTGGGGCTACTTTAAATATGTTAGCCGCTGCGCCGGGCTTAAACAATTTCTCTATCGTAAGGGTTGGTAATTAAAATGAAACTTGTAAAAGTAACCAGAATAAACGGTTCAATTTCGATCGGGAAAATGGAAGACCCTACCGCATGGATCGCTGAATGCGTAGCCTCAAACGCATGGGGTAAGCCAGAACGCTGGGTGCTGCACAAAGACGAGCCGATGGCTGAAGCATACGACGACGCTGACGTGCTTGAAGAGGAAACCAGGCAAGATATCGACGGATCAGAACAGAAATGGGTGAAGCTCAAAGCCGAGTACACCGTGGAAATCGAGGACATCACGGCTCAAGTAGCTCAAGAGGCGATCAACGCTGAAGCACTGGCCTACCTCGCTTCGACTGACTGGCTTGTGATTCGGGAAGTGGACGCTGGTACTGAGTGCCCTGCTGATATTAAGGCAGAGCGAGCAGCGGCACGGGCAAGAATTGTACGCTAATTAGGAGGGGATCGTGGGATATACGACAATCAATCTAGGTCTTACGCTTACGGTCCCCACTTCTGGGACAAGAAACTGGGGCCAGCAAGTATTGACTGGCGCTTGGAATAAAATCTCTAGTCACGATCATTCTGGAGGCGGTCAAGGTAATCAAATTGATACCGCTGGCCTGGCTTCTGATAGCGTTACAAGTGACAAGCTTGCTCCAAACATTGCGCTAACCCAAGCCTCATTGATTACAGTAACTGGAGTCAATCAGTCGGTTACTGTTGATTTTGATCTTGGAAACATACACGTCATTAATCTTCAGGCAGCGACCGGCACGCTTACGGTTAGTTTTGCTAATGCTCAAGCCGGTGCAGAGTATAAGCTTTTCT